CTGCTTTTTCTGCTGCTGCTTTTTCTGCTGCTGCTTTTTCTGCTGCTGCTTTTTCTGCTGCTGCTCTTTCTGCTGCTTGAGAATCTATAACAACATTAAATTGTAATGGTGATGTAACATTCCCTGCTCCTCCCATAAATTTCATTGCGAGATGTTTAAAATATGTATTTCTATTCATATATAAATATATATATATAAAAATATATATATATAAAAATTATGATAAAACATTTACAACAAAAACAATTATTTATTAATAGAAATTTAGATTATAACGCTATATCATCAAATACTATAAATCAAACAGATACTAAAATAACTAAATTCATTTTAAAAAAGACAGAAGGAATCAAAATCGCATTTTGGGATAATTGTCTATCTGTTAGAGGTACTACAGTACAATTATATGAATATGCGTATTATAATAAATATATATTAAAAAATGATTCAATTATATTATATAATAATACCCGTGTCGAAACAGATCAATTAGTTGTTGAAAAATTTAAAAAAGAATTTGAAGTATTTTCTGTTGATAATTTTGATAAAGTTGATGATATCCTAATACAACAAAACTGTGATATATTTTATATAACAAAAGGAGGAGAAAATGAAAATCAAATAAGTAAAGTAATAAAAACAGTTGTTCATTGTGTATTTAATTGTAGTCAACCCCATGGTAACGTATATGCAAGTATTAGTCCATGGATAAAAGATGTTGGTAATTATCAATGTGTACCATATATTATAACTTTACCAGATCATAATTTAAATATGCGAGAAACATTAAATATTTCTGAAGATGCGATTGTTTATGGTAGACATGGTGGTTATGAACAATTTGATATAAAATATGTACATCCAATTGTTTATAATGTTGCAAAAAATAATCCAAATATTTATTTTTTATTTGTAAATACTAAACCATTTTGTGATAAATTACCAAACATAATTCATTTAGATCCAATTGTAGATTTAAATGAAAAAGTAAAATTTATTAATACATGTGATGCTATGTTATGGGCACGGTCTGAAGGTGAAACATTTGGTTGTGCAATTGGTGAATTTTCTATAAGAAATAAAGCAATTATTGCTACAAAAATTGGAGATATTGCCCATATAGAAATATTAAAAGATAAAGCATTTTGGTATACAGAAGATAATTTAGAAAATATTTTAATGAATTTTAATAAAAATGAAAATTCAAAAAAAGATTGGAATGCATATAGAGAATATACACCTGAAAAAGTAATGCAACAATTTAAGAAAGTATTTATTGATAATGATTAATTAATATAAGTAAAAGGAATATCATATAAAATATTTATTAATTTACTAAAACCTGATGGTGAACCATATATATTATAATTATAAATATGAGCTGCATAACTCATTAAGAAAAACTCAAAAACAGTATTTTCAATATCAGTAAAATTATAATTTTTTAGATCACCCATATGTATTGGATTTGAATCTGTTATTATAATATGTGGAATATATAATTTAGCATATTTTTTAAAACTTATACTATCAGAAATTAATATAATATTATTTTTAGAAATATCAAGTTGTTTAATTTTATCTACTATTAAATTTACACATTTATTAAATAATATTTCATCAATTTCTGAATTATTATGTATAAATTTATCTCCTAATCTAAAATGAAAAATAACTATTTTATTATTTATATATTTATTTACAAATTCATTTAATCTATTTTTAATTATAATTGATGGTTTAAATATATCCTTAAATATTGTTATTGCTTCTTTTGTAATATATTGAACCGATGTAGAATTTGTTAAAACTGATATATTTTCATTAGAATTAAATAATTCTAATATTTTTTGTTCAATAGATTCTAAAGGTGGTATAAGTTCTTTAGTTTCTAAGTTAATAATATGTTGAGGAGCTTCAAATTTATCATTTTTTTCTAAACATTTGAAAAATGGATGACAATCATAATCTACCACAAATTTATGATTATTATTTAATGTTAATGATAATAAAATTAAAGATCCTCGTAAATAATCTGCTAAACCAGGAGGTTGAAGATTTGTTTTACATATTTGTAAATATTTACATATTATATATTTTTGTATTATATTATTATCATTTATTTTTGAAGTATATGATGATGCTGATAATAAATTCTTTGAATGAATATGCATATTAACAATTGGTTTTAATGGACCTCTTGGATATTCTCTAATATATGGAAATAATAAATTATTTTTATCTGGTATCCATTCTACTATATGATTCCATATTTTTACACAATCATTAAATGAATATAATTTATTAATATCTTTAATATTTTGTTTATTTATAATTCCATTCGAGTGATATGGATCAACACCAAAAAAATATTGACCAATTATTGCTCCATCAAAGATATATCCATTAAATAATCCATAATACATCCAATTATTTTTATTAGATTCTGATCCAAAACTTAGTGGAAATAGCATATCATTCGGATTATTTTTTAAATGAATAAATAAAGAATACATTTCTGTCATATTATCTGTACGAGTATGAGTATCAAATGTTTTTAATATTTGTTGTAATGATTCAACATTTTTAATATAAAATATTGAACCATTACATTTATCACCATCATGATAACAATAACAATATGGATAATTTTTTAATGTTGATAAAAAATCATTTGGATTAACATACATTATAATATCTAATTCCATAAACCATATATTTTCAAGTTTATGTTTTTTCATTAATTCTTCTAATAAATAAAATCTTTCGTATGATCTTTTATTTAGTTCTTCACGACCAATTAAACCATTAACTTTATTAAATTTAACATTTTTTTGTAAATTATTAAATCTTTCAGAAATAACTGTTTCATATTCAATCATTTTAACATTAAGTTCATTCAATTTATTTTTAATTTCATCACTAATATCATTATAAATTACATATATAGAATCTTTAAAAAATAATCTTAATTGAGTAACACATTCTATGATATATGATGGCATTTTTCCAATAAAACTTAATACAATATTCATTTTTTCAGAAACTTGTGGTACATAACTTAATATCTTATCTGAATAAAATTTAAATGATATTTTTTTAAAATATTCTTCATCAAATACAAATGATGAATAATTCGGAAGATTTAAAACATCTAATTCATCCCAATTGTTTAAAAGAATACATGGAATTCCCAATTTTTGAATTTGTTCAGTTAATGGATTACGTAAAGTAATTGGAATTGATTCTACCCATAATGCTTCCCAAAAACGATGAGAATCTAATCCATTACCTTCTGGACAAATACAATATTTATGATTGGATAATTCTTTTAAATATTCTGATGGTTTTTTATAAAAAATATTTTCAATACTTTTTTTATTTATTGCAGTTAAACATTCATTCCTTTTAATAACATTTGTTGAAACTTTAAAACTACAAAATATATCCTTTGTTTTTTGTTTATGTAAAACCCCAATATCTAACTCTAAAAAATTATATATATCACCATGAGACCATTGTTTATTTGCCATACCAATTGGAATAAATGATGCTTTATCATTATAACAACTCAAATTTTGACAAAAAATATGTAAAACTTTTGGACAATCAATATATGGTTGACATTTTTCTAAAGTTTGATTTTCGTCAGAATTACCAAATATTATAATGCATTCATTTTTTAAAAATTTAAGTTTTTTTGAAAATTCTATAATTTGATAACCATAACAAAATAAAATAAATGGATTATCCCATTCTTCATTTATTTTATGTATATATTTAAATCGAGATGATTGTGATGAAATTAATGGATTAAATAAAAAATTTACTTCCTCGCCAATATAATAATATGCTAATTGTTGAAATTTTTCTCCAGATGGTATATCTATAATAATTTTGTCATCAAAATATTTTATTGTATTATAAATATCTTTATGTATTGTTTGTGTTTCTAATTTATATAGTTCAACATTAACATTTTGTTGAGCACGCATTCTAAGAAATGTTTGTTTATTCATTATGTTTTATAATAATTATAATTATAATTATAAAATATCCTATAATTTAACTTATATAACTCATCTATATGATATAGCAGATTTAAGATCTTTTGAATGAATATGTAAATTTGCAATCGGAATTAATAAACCATCATTATTTATATACGGTATTAATAAATCATCTTTATTTTTATGCCATTCATATTTTAAATCCCAACATTGTAAATATCCAGAACAATCTCTGTTTATATTAATTATGTTTTCTATATTTTTAGTTTCAATATTTTTATGTGTATGATGTGTATGTACACCAAATAAATATTGTCCTATAAATGCTCCATCAAAAATATATCCATCAAACATATCATAGTTTTTCCAAAAATTATTATTATACTTTGTTGATGGTAATGAAAGAGGAAATAATATATCATCTGGGTTTTTATTTAAATATTCTTTAAAACAATACATCTCAGACATAAAACTATTTTTTCCAGAAAATGTATCCATTAAATTAAGAATATTTTTTAATGAATTATTATCTCTTACATAAAATATTGAAGTATTACATCTTTTATCATCGTGATTCATATAACAATATGGTTTTAATTTTAATTTTTGTAAAAATATATTTGGATCTACATAGATTAATATATCTATTTCCATAAACCATATATTTTTTAGATTATGTAATCTAATTAATTCATCTAATAAATAAAATCTTTCATAAGATCTCAAAAATAATTCTTCTCTATCTTTTAAATTTTCTACATACATAAATTTTTTACTATCTGATATTAAATCAAATCTCATTGATTTTACATACATATATTCAACCCATATCACATTATAATTATCTAATACTTCTCGAATTTCATTTGAAACATCATCATATATAATGTATATAGAATCCTTAAAAAATAATCTCAATTGTTTTACACATTCTATTATATATTCTGGCATTCTTCCAATAAAACTTAGTACAACATTCATTGATTCATTTGCCATATATAAGATATATAAATATAAAGATTTATATTTATATGTTTATGCCTATTCAATAATACGTGTATATTTCTTACCATCTTTAACAAGTTTAAATTCTGATACAAGATTTGCCTCTAAATTACCTTCAACATTTATGATATATTTTGGATATTTTTTATTTCTAACTCCATCGAATATACCATTATCTTCTTTCTTAACACTAACTTTAAAATTCTTTAATTTAGATTTAATATAATCAACTCTATCTTTAAGATTAAAAGGAAATTCATATATTGAGTGATTTTTAGGAACTATTATATATGTCTTATTATCAACACTATATTTTTCTAAAAATAACATTCTCTCTTTAATCTTTTCACATAATTCTAATCTTGTTCCAGATGGATCAAAATTAACTGCATTTATTTTTTTTGATATCTTTAATAATTCATCTTTTTCAAAAGCATTATCACATACAGCACCTTTTGAACTTGTAATACCAATACCACGTTTCTTTTCGGATACTTGTCTCTTATTTCTTAATTTGAATAAATCAACTTTATTTCTATTTTTATCATACTTCATATCTAGTACACCAATTATATCATTTTCATCACGTTTATCATAATATATTTTAACATCATCACTATCAAAATCATATTCATCCCCTGATTCTGTCATTATATTTTCTGATTTAATTTCATTTTTGTATTCTTTGTACTTTGGATGTTTCTTAATATAATTATAAATAGATGGATTATTAATTAATTGTTTATTAAATTTATTTCTGTAGTTTATTGGTGTGTTTTCATTTTCATTAAAAGGTTGGAAAATATAATAACCTTTTCTGTAGATGAGATATCCTTGATTACTAAATTTATCTGTTATATAATTATTGTAATTGTTAAAATCATTTTCAGTTATGGGTATTAAATAATCTAATGCTTTATACACAAAAAAATTATCAAATAATTCTCTTTGTTCACCATGAAAACGCTTTTTAATTTTTTCTAATATTTCATCTAATGTATAAACAATTTTGAATTTGAATAATTCTTTAATTTTTTCTAATGTTTCTTCAATTTCTTTTTTAGCATTTTCTGATGTAAAAGTTGTATAATC